CCGCCATACCAACAGTTCGCGCACGGATATTGCAATTCTTGAATCGTTTGGGTTCTCGAATCAGTCAGGTAAAAGCAATCCCGCCGTACGTGATCGGATTCTTGCTGTTCAGGTGCTCCTGGAAAATTCCCAGGGTTTAGTTCGAGTTCAAATCTCTGACAAGTGCAAAAGATTGATTGAATGCCTCGAGTTGCAATCGTGGAATGCAAAAGGCGAGCCAGACAAAGAGGCAGGTTATGACCACTTCTGTGACGCGTTTGGATATCTGGTCGTGAGAGAATTTTCCCCACTTCATGCGCGTGCAGGGCGTGGTACGGGTATTCGCCTCTACTAGGATGTTCTTATCGGGCGGGATTTAACTGTGTATTCAGGCTTCTCTGGTGGTCGTCAACGCGTAGGCAACGTCACTCAGGTAAACGACCCCAGTACGGCTTGGGTTAATCAGGAACCGCATTGGGGATTAATTGAACATTTACTTGGCGGCACATACAAAATTAGGAAAGGCCATCGCAAATTCTTGCCACAAGAGCCAAGGGAATTAGACGAGGCTTATGACAACAGGCTGCGGCGTTCTGTTCTTGCGCCTTACTACGTCAGGCTTGAGCGCATGTTGGCGGGCATGTTGACGCGCAAACCAGTCAGGCTTGACGACGTTTCTGATCAAATTCGCGAGCAACTGTTCGACGTTGATTTGCAAGGCAACGATTTACAGAGTTGGCTTTATTCGACAGCTAGGATTTGCATTCGTTACGGGCATGTTGGCGTTCTTGTTGATGCGCCAAAATCTGGTGACACTGGCCGTCCTTACTGGATTTCGTACTCGCCAAGGGACATATTAGGTTTTCGCACTGAATTATCAGGCGGGGCACAAAAGCTTTCGCAGCTTCGATTATTTGAAAAGGTTGTTGTTGCTGATGGCTTGTATGGAGAAAAACAAGTCGAGCAAGTGCGTGTCCTAACCCCTGGCGCATTTGAAATCTTTCAAAAAGATCAGAAAGGCGATTTCCGTATTGTTGATGAAGGCACGACAAGCCTCAGCGAGATCCCGTTCAGCGTTGCTTACTCAAACCGTGTTGGCGTTTTAGAGTCATTTCCACCGCTGGCTGATATTGCTGAGCTAAATCTGCAGCATTACCAAGTGCAATCAGATCTTGGGAATCAATTGCACATTAGTGCGGTCCCGATGCTTGCGTTATTTGGTTTCCCGCAATCTGCTGAAGAAATCAGCGCAGGGCCAGGCGAAGCGTTGGCTTTACCTGAAGGTGCTTCTGCGAGCTATATCGAACCGGCTGGCAACAGTTATGACGCACAGTTTCGCAGGCTTGACCAGATTGCATCACAGATCAACGAGCTTGGCCTTGCTGCTGTGATGGGTGCAAAACTCAGCGCAGAAACTGCCGAATCAAAACGGATTGATCGCAGCCAAGGCGACAGCACGATGATGGTCTTGGCTCAGCAAATGCAGGATATGATCGACAACTGCCTGCGGTTCCATGCTGATTTCATGCAGGAATCACAGGCTGGCAGCAGCCTTGTCAATCGTGACTTTATGGGCGCAAGGCTTGAGCCACAGGAGATTCAGGCGTTGTTGCAGCTTTACACCGCTGGCACGGTGACACAAGAAACATTGTTGCTGCAGCTTGAAGCGGGCGAAGTGCTTGGTGACGATTTCGATGTTGAAGCCGAGCTTGAAGCAACGCAAGCAGGCGGTTTACTCGAAACACCGCAGCCGGTTCCAGAGCAGGCAGTCACAATTCCTGAAGGTGAACCGGAGGCAACCGATGAGTTGGTTGGATAATTTGCGTAAGCCCAAAGAAGAAGATCCATCAACCCGAGAGTTTTTTTATTCGCATGACAGGCTTGCCAATCAGTATTTTGCTGTCATCCGACTGACTTGGTATTTGGACGGCAAGGTTTGCGCCGTAACCGAAAGCAGTATTGCGACTTATGACAAAGACGTCGTGGCAGAATTTACCTCAATTTTGAATAACGCTCTGAAGCTTGGAGCTGACGCTGCTGTTGTTTGTATTGAAGAAGCTCAAGCCCTTGGCATCTATGAAAAATGAGCGAACCTGAAGCTTTCTACAGGCAGGCAATTGATCTAAACCGCTACAGCAACCACGTCGCTTTAAATGTGATGCGGGCTTACAACAACATTATTGTTGATGCTGCTAGCAAGCTGAATGACATTGGTTCCTTGAACCCAAGGGAAGCGGCGCGGCTTAATGCGTTGCTGCTGCAAATAAAAGAAAGCTTGGCCACTTGGGCTGGGGATAGCAACGTTTACCTAATGCAAGAGCTTCAAGGGCTTGCCTTACTCGAAGATGAATTTATTGTTCAACAAATTAAAAATGTAGTGAAGCCAGAATTAGTGCCTGGTGTTCGCAGCGTTGAAATTACGCCAGATTTTGCCAAGGCCATTGTGATGGATGACCCAACAGATCTGAATGCGGCTGTATTTCAACGGGACTTGCAAGGACAGATTGAAGGCGTGGCACCAGGCAAAGTCAGGCTTGACGCGGCAAAAGGGTCAGCCCTTGTTCTGCCTAATGGCAAAACACTAAATACGTCGTTCCGTCAACTTGCTGAAGCATCAGCCGCAAAGTTCCGTGTGACTGTTCAAGACGGAATGTTGACCGGCGAAAATATGCGAGACATGGTCAAGCGTTTACGCGGTGATTTGCGTTTCAATGATGCGGCAGACATTGCTCGCACTGCAGCGAAAGGCGGTACGTTGACGACGCTTTCTGATACACAGATTCGAGCATTGATCAGAACGTCTGTCACGCAGGTAAGCAACACGGTGAACAATCAGGTTTATGCCGCGAATCAAGACGTGATTGCTGCATACCGCTACAGAGCGGTTTTGGATTTAAAGACGACCGCTATTTGTCAATCACTTGACGGCAGAATTTTCAAGTTCGGCAAAGGGCCAGAACCACCACAGCATTTTGGTTGCCGGTCAACGATCGTGATGGTGCCAAGGTCTGAAGCAGAAGGCGACGTGCAACAGCGTGGCAAGCGTGCGGCACTTGGTGGCCTTGTTCCTGTCGATCAAAAATATGGGAATTGGTTGAAGAACAGAACAGTGCAGCAACAGGATGAAGCTCTTGGCGGCAAGGGCAAGGGTGATGTCTTCCGCAGTCTTTTAAAGAAAGGCGAATCAGGCGACATTGCTATTAGGAAATTTGTCAGTAATGACGGGTCAGAACTAACCTTGAAAAACTTGCAGGCGAAATACGGTGCCTCTTAAGCGTGGCGGTAGTCAGCAAATTATTTCGCAAAATATCCGCAAGCTGATCAAGGAAGGCAAGAGCAGGTCACAAGCAGCAGCAATCGCATTTAAAGAAGCAGGCAAGCGCGGCAAGCGTAAGCGCAAGTGACCAAGGGCAAAAGAAGCGTTACCCTTTTGTTGTTGCTAAGGGATGCGATCAATGCAGCTACACAGCAGGTTCAAGCTGACGATTGAAACTGAAGAAGCACCACCTCTTTCTTGCCCGCCTAAAAAGCCCGGCACCAAAAAAGCTGTAGCCAAGAAAGCAGCAGCCAAGGAGGAATCCTGATGCCTAGCTACTCCGGGCCAAAGAAGCCTCAAAAGCCTGCTCCTAAGAAAAAGAAAGGGGCCAAGAAGAAGTGAAAAAAGGTTCTCGCGTTAGCTGGGTTTACCAGGGTAAGCGGACCTTTGGCGTTGTCACCGGTAGCGGTGGCAAGCGTGCATCAGTCAAAGGGCCAAGCGGCGGAACAATTACTCGTGTCGGCACTGATGCTGATCCTGTTGTGCGGATCAAATCAGAAAGCACTGGTGGCCCTGTACTCAAGCGCCGTTCTCAGTTAAAGGCGGCGCCAAAAGGCAAATGACCATCAAACGTGGTGGTCATACGTTTGAGGGCTACGACAAGCCAATTAAGACGCCGAATCATTCGAGCGGCAAATCACACGCCGTTGTGGTCAGCATTAAAGGCAGCCCGAAGCTCATACGTTTTGGGATGCAGGGCGCTAAGACAAAGCCCCCGCGCAAGGGCGAATCAGCGGCGGATAAG